TTTTAACTATATGGGTGTAAATCTATGTAGTGTAGAGGCAATCAGTTGGACAAGACAAGATGATAACCAACTTGTAAACCTTACCATTCATTTTACACCGAATAACGATAACCTTTAAAACAAAACAAAAATGAAAGCAATAGAACAATTACTAAACGAGTTTAGAACTTGGCAGAAAGAGTGGGACACATCCAATAAAGGAATGAACGCAGAAGATTTCTGCGCCTCACTTGAAGAAAAGTATGAGGTAACCTTTAACACCAAAGAGAAATGGGAAGAAAAACAAAATTGATGATGGACAATAGGTCTGGATCTAATAACTCAGCAGTTACCAAGAAAGTAAAGCTTACTCCTTTTAGAATTACAGATGGTGTAATGAAGATTGGTAAACACAAGGGTAAGAAGTTGTCGGAAGTTCCAAGAAGTTATTTAGAGTGGATGGTCGAAAAGATGGACATAGCTAACCACTATAAGAATGCTATAAAAGATATTCTAAAATGACAGATGGCGATGAGGGACAAATGATTTACTATGTCGGTGTTAAGTTAGCCTACAAGGTAAAGAAGGGTAATGGTTACATTAACCACTACAGAACAATGGAGTTCCCCACTAGGATGAAAACCATTGATGATATGAATAAGCAGCCAGAGATGATAATGAATTTGATGGCCGCTTTAAAATTGACAAGTAAAAAGATTTACGACTTTCACGTCTATGAAGAACTACATAGAAAAGAACTAAGTGAATCGTTTACACATAAGGAAAAAGATTATCTAAAAGAAAAAGAGTAATGGCATTAAGCAAGTTTGTATACACAGCGAAAGAGGTTAAGGGCAGTTTGACCTCGCTGAGAAAAGAAGGAGTAAAGAAAGGAACGTGGACAGGATTTGATTCATTGTTCGACAAATACTCTATGAAAAAAGGAAGCACCACATATATCTATGCGGGTGCTCATCAAGGTAAATCACAATTCGGTTTCGAGTTGATGATGAATACGGCTCAGTATTCGGGATGGAAGTGGGCAGTCTATAGCCCAGAGACAGGATCGCCAACGGAGGTGTTCGCTGAACTCTTATGGGTGTATCTTCGTAAGCCCTTCCTTATCAATGACCATATGACTGCTACCGATGAGGAGACAGAGAAGGCATTGGAGTTTATTAATGAACACTTCTTTATTATAGATAGTGGTCTGCAAGACCTAACTATAGAAGGATTCTACACTTGTGTCCAAGAGATTGAGGAGTCTCAGTTCACAGAGATAGATGGTTGTTTTGTCGATCCGTTTACGGAGATAAAGACCGATGTAACTTCTGGAGTAAGAGATGACATCGCTATTGGTCAGATACTCACGAAGGTTAGAAAGCACTCTTCAGAGAGGGACTATCATTCGATTGTAACAGTACACACTAAACACCAACAGGCTAAGTACAAGAACGGAGTACCATATATGGACAAGCCCACTATGAATGACATAGCCGGGGGGATGCAGTGGAGCCGTAAAGGTATGATGGTTATAAACGTATGGAGGTGTCCCTTCGGATTGGAAGATGGGAACGGAGTTCCGTATGAGCCTAATCAAGTTGAGATTACAGTTGTGAAAGCCAAGCCTAAGATTGTAGGTAAGCTTGGATCAGTAACACTATTCTATGATAAATTAATGAACAGATACTATGAACTCGACAAACAAGGAAACAAAGTCTTCGCAAGTCCACAGCCTAATTCTTGATCGTAAGATTGCCTTTGCTAATTTAGTGAGGGCGTATATGAGGTTTAATGTAGACGATGCTCTTAACATAGTTGTTGAAAAAGATGGCAACATATCTATCAACGGAAACCTTTATAAGTTTGATGTATCTGACTACACAGGATGTACGGAAAGATATATATTTTTTAATCCATCTTCTGGCAGATTAGTTCTACAAGGAAATAATGTTAAAAAGATTTACAAAGTAGAAGTTGATTTGCTAGATGAAATAGACTAACTTAGTGATATGGAAACAAGAGATTTAATTATTGAAGTTTCTACGGAAGTTACAAACTTGCTTTTAGAGAAGAATGATGCCTACGGGGACTCAGCCCTTTACCCCGTGGGTATCTTCTCAAAGGGAGAAGCCGTAGATAGTTTATGTGCAAGGATTGATGATAAGCTTATGCGGATTAAGTCTCGTGGCATTACAGATGCAACAGAGGATACTGTGCAAGATTTGATAGGATATTTGATCCTGTTAAAAATTGCAATAAGGAACAAGGGATGAGTAAGTTTGAAGCCAGAAAGTTCAATCAAGAATCCTACGACACAAACGATGCTTACGGGAAAGCTATCGTTACTGCCTGGCTAAAAGACCAGGATTGGGTATCAAAGATAATAGATGAAGAAGACTATGGCATCGACCTAGAAGCCTTAGACCATGAAGGTAAGTCTCACTTCTTCGAAGCAGAAGTTAAAGGTAACTATCCTTGGACAGACAAAGAATCCTTTCCTTTCGACACGGTATCTTTCTTAGGTAGAAAGAAAAAGTGGGAAGGCAAGGGTTTTTATTATGTGCTTGTTTGTGCAGAGACACAGGCATTGTGTATTGCACATTCCTCAGATATATTTAAAGAAGACTTTAGAGAAGTTCGTAGAATAAGAACGTCTCACAGAAACGGATTAGATGCGTTCTATCGTGTGCCTAAAGATTTATGTAGATGGATTACACAGAAATAGAACTAATGTTGCCAAAGCCTCCTAGCTTAAATATGATTTATGCTGGAAAGCACTGGACCTACAGAAAGAAAAAGAAAGATGAGTATAAAATCATTTGCCAAGAAGCTTTATCAAAATATGACAAGTTTACTTTTGATGCCTTTAAAATGGCTATTGAGTATAACAGTAGGCTTGACATTGACAATGGTATTCTTGTATCAAAATTTTTGGCGGATACCCTTGTTTCTGAAGGTATTGTTCCGGATGATAACAAAAAATACTACACAGAAGTCAAAATAACTTATAACGCTGAACTACCAAAGGACACTTACAAAGTGACGCTTATATGTAAAAATCTAAAATATGCTGAGTAATCGTAACTACTATAATTGTAAATTAATTAAGAATCGCATAGACTTGTACCTTTATGAAATGGCACAGCTATTTGCGAACCTTGGAACGGACTCTACACTTGAAGATATTCAAGCTGCTTATAAGAAGGAAAATGAGATGATAGATAAGATAGCCGAACTAGATCCCGCCAAGGCTTTATCTATTAGACCTTATGCAAATTGATGAAACATATTCGGAAATAACATCCCAAGAAGCAGACTTCTTGATATCAATGTATGAAAAAATCAGAGAACTTATTGTCAGCGGAAACAAAGTTACCTTGGTACGGTTGGGTTATGAACTCGACATTAGCACCGCAGAACTTTCAGACTACCTCTTTGACATTGTACGAATAGTAGATCGTATTGAAGAAGAAATACGATAAACAATTAATAGAGAAGGAATCAATAATCTCTGCACAGCAAGGTAAAATTACCGATGCTCTGGGGCGTTTTATATTAGCGAGAGCCAAGGAGATATCCTACTATTCATTTATAACTAACGGTAACGAAGAGCTTCGACAATCTCTTGTAGACGAAGCCGTTATGAGAGTGTGCGAAAAGTTTCTTTATTACTATAGACCAGGGAAGTCCGCTGCTAATTTAATAATATCTATAATTTATTCTACAATGAATAATAAGATAGTCTCTCTAAAGTGGAGAGATGTGTATGGGCAGAAAATAAAAGGACGGATATATACAATAGAAGACGGAGAGGTTAAATTAAAACTTGTTCGTTATATTCGTGATGATTATACAAGTAAAAAATTATGATTGATATTTATGAGGGATGGTTTATAGCCATTGGAATGGGGTTTTTATTTGCGTATCTATTTGTGTTTGAGCCTTGGGGCTGGATTATAGAGAACATACTGCCTTACAAACCGTTTAACTGTGTATTATGTTTGTCGTTCTGGAGCTGCTTAATTATATTTGCAGCAATGGATTTACATCCTATGCACGCAATTTATTCAAGCTTAATTGCGGAACTCACTTATAGAAAGCTAGTTAATGAGTAATGTAAATTATAAAAGCGACCAAGTATTTTTGTACTGGGACGAACCTATTTTTACTAACTCTAATTCTAAAAAGAATGATTCCAACACCGATGAAGAACGAGACAAGAAAACAATTTATCCAACGCTGTAAATTAGTAGGCATAGAAGATAAACAGTTATGTGCTCAGACCTTTATTAAGGAAGCTAAAAAAACCAAGTAACATGAACGACATTGACACACAGAATGACTTCCAAGACTTTATTGACGAACTTGAGGGTTCAGAGAAGAATGATAAAGCTCAATGCTCCATTGATAATCCAGAAGATTGCGAAGCTTGCGGTAGTTAACGATGGGAAATCCGATAAAAAAATTATTTAGCGGGGGTGCAGCAGAAACCATAAATGCTGTAACAAACGCTGTAGACAAATTTGTAACGACTCCAGAAGAGAAGGAGGAGATAAGACAGTCTGTAGAAGCTGAGATCAGCAAGAGATGGAAGTCTGATATGTCCTCTGATTCCTGGTTGTCCAAGAACATAAGACCACTCACTCTAGCCACAGTAATTATTTTTTTAGTATTAATGACCTTCTTTGAAGGATTTGGTATTAGTAGTGTAAGTGAAAGATGGATTGGTCTATGGGAAATGGTAAGCGTAACAGTGATAGGCGGGTACTTCGCAGTAAGAAGCGTGGACAAGAGAGGCCGTCTAAAGTAAAGTGGTGCGAATCTGCACCAGTAGAATGTACCTGTATGGGTACTTGTAATAAAAGGGGGTAGGCTTTAGTCTATCCCTTTTCTTTTTTAGCTTCTTTGTACCCTCTTTCGTACTCGACATTTTTCTCTAGAACATAGATTCTTTGTTCTAAGTTGTCAATTACTAAAATCTTTTTATCTAATCTTTCGTGCACGGTTTGAAGCTCCATCTTTAAAGAGGAGAACTCAGCGTATATTCCACCAGAAGCAAATACTGCTGCTAGAATCCACACAAGCATTGACCAATTTTCTTTTAGAAAAGATTTATTTTCCTCCGCCATCATTATTTTTATTCATATAGTACCATCTCTGTAGCGTGTAACCTATGGACACAATCAAAAGTAAAAGTTTCAAGGAGGTTTCTATTTGAGACATAGTTATGCTAAACGTAGCACTGTTCATTAATAATACTTTAAAGTCGGAGTTGTTCATCTTAATATCTTTTGTACATGGTTCTGTTATCTTCAGATTTATAAGCTATAAGAACCTCACCTCTATTGTTCTCTTTTATATAACTTACATGAACCCATGCAAACTCACCGTTTTCGTCTGGGAACTCTCCTATTAATTGGTCAAAGTATAAGTGGTCTTTTATGAAAAGAAATATGTCTTTATTAGTCATACCTCCAAAAATATGGGCATCAACGTCTATCGCCTCTCCTTTTGTGTGCTGGCTTCTAGAACTCCCCTTGATGTATTTGTTTAAGGATTCTGATCTATAACCCGAAGTAACCGCTATTGGATGTGCGAAGTGGTTTCTTAAAGGTTGAAAAATATTTAGAGCAGTAGACTTTAGATTTATTAAGTGCTCTACTGTAGGCTCGTTTTCTATCCCCAGCCTCTTTGCAGTGGCAGACTTCGTTAGTTCCGCAAGAGTTAGGTTCGCAGTTAGTCTCATGATTCTTCACACTCATCTTCAATGTTTGCTGAATAAGGGTAGTAAACAGAACTGCTATAAATTTCATCTTCATTGAACAAGTCTCCATCACAATCAGAAGCATCAATTATAGCTTTTAGACTTGTTGTAGACTTTACAAATTCTGCAATTCTCTTGTTTATGTATGCGACTTTACCTTCTATCTGAGAAGACAGTGTATCTATGACGTATTGGTCTTGAGATGATTCTTCGTGCTTAGTGTTCGCTGCTTGCGTTCTAAGCATAGTAATCGTTGCTTTGGCCGAGTACATAGCCAGAGAGTATTTGATGAGCTTAAACAGGCTTATTTCGTCTGCTGTTAGCGTTTGATTGCTTACACCAGATTCCATATGCTCGTACAAACAAGTACCTAATAAATCTTGTATAGATGTGTACTGCTCTAACTGTATGATAGACAATAGCGCAGCACGATCCAATCTCTTAGGAAGAGGAAAGTTTTTGTAAAGAAAATTATCATCTATAAATATTACCTCAACCATCTTATATATCTTGAGTATTTGCACCCTTGATACTTTCAAGGTTTACGTCTTCTTCTACAACATTTAAGTTCATCTTATCGTACCCTACAGTAGATAAAACTCTAGTTAAACCACTTAGAATAATTTCTCTATTAGGTAGTGTTTCAGTAGCTCTGAAGATTTGATACGCTGTGACGAGTTCGTTCCCCGTACCACCCAACTTACCCGAAACCATAACACCAAATAAAGTAGGACTAGTAATATTATGGGCAGTAAGTATCTTAGCATCGTTAAGTCTTGATAACACATCTACCGTTTTATCTAAATTAGCTATATCTAAAGGTGTGAACTTAGGTGCGTCTTCTTGTTTCTTAACCCAAGATACTACAAAGTTATCCGCTTCAGGGCCGATGAAAGACTCTTTAAAGTTTTTATACTCAGTGGCTTTCTGCTCATTTGACATATTCCTACCAATGAATGTAGCAAGAACTTTTGGCGAGAATCCATTTTCAGCAGAGTTTTTAATGTGTTTACCAAAGGCAAAGTCAGACTCGATGTAGTGAAATGCAGAAATATAGTTAGGAACACCATAGTATGGATTACCGCTATAAGGGTTAGATATGTATAGAACAGCTTCAGTTCCAGTCCTGTCGAACTTATTGAAAGCCTTAATTTTTTTAGGATCGTTATGCTGCACTGAATTAGCTCCGTATCCAAATGTTCTTCTTACGATGTAGTGAGTAACCTCTCCTTTTTCGTTTGGTTCAGCAGCTCTAACTCCTTTAACGTCTAAGGATTTAAGCTCTAATATCTTGCTTCTACCCTTGTTCCATCTGATGTAAAAGGCAGATGCTCCTTTTGATTCGTATTGAAATGCTGCGTGTAGTATAACATCATACATTCCTTTGTTGTTACCAGCACAGTTACCTAAGAAAACTTTAAGCTCTTGCTTAGACTTGTTTGTCTTTAAGAATGAATCATCAAACTTAATATCGTTACCCGCAATCATCTTAGACTTCTTAGTAAGTATACCAGAGTGTACAGGCGATTGACGTAACATCTTCTCTAAGATAACCGGGAAGTCATCATTGACGCCAAATTTAATGTAGTCACCAAACGTAGTGTGCCACCGATGATATCTATTGTTTAAGTCTCTAATAGAGTTCTCTAGCTCGTTTGTAGCTATAGTCTGTTCAGTTGCTTGAACATCTGTCTTAGATGCAAAAAAATCTACTATGTTGTTAAATAATCCCATTACTATAATCTACAAATTAGTACGTTGAAAACTTAACAGAGTCTTCATAAATACCCGATCCGTCTTGTGTTGTTGTATAGTCTTCTATATTGCAAGAATACCTATATCTAGAATCCCCATTAGAAAGGGTGAGAAAATACTCACCACCTTCTAACGAGGTATTTATTAAATCTATATTAAGACGAATAAAGTCGCTGCAAGTTTCAAGATTGTTTAAGTCTTGTAAGTCTACAAATGTTTGACTGCCGTTACCAACAACTTTTTCCAATGTAACATCGAAAGAATTGATAACCCAATCTAACGACTTTACAAAAGAGATAGTATTAATAACCTCAGACTTAATTCTTTTCATCTTGCCCTTTACTTAATTTACATTAATTAGCTAGCGTCTCTAAAAGTTCCGGTTTTCATGTCTATTTCAACAGAACCGTATTTTTCCTCTAGACTCTTACTAAGTTTTTCCCAAGATTCTTTTGCGTTAAGAAGCTCAGAAGTTGCTCTACTACTTACAATAGCAGCTTCAACAATTGCGTTTTCCGTGTTACGAATAAGAGAGACAATAGCCTCCATTGTTTCGTGTTCTTTTTTTGTTAGTTTTTTAGCCTTAGCCATACAAAATATATTTTAGTTAACTACAACAAATATAGTTAATTATATTTCCCCCGACTAACATCTTCTATATATATAACACATTCCTCATGTGTTCCGTAGAACTCTGGAGTTCCATCATTAACAGCTTCCCAAACTGTTGCGTCTTCATCGTAAGGTTGTATATCGTATCCCATTAGTACGTTGCTATGTTACCATTTACAATTGAGTTGGTATATTTACTATTGCTATCGTTAGCGTTGTTCCCCTCGAAAGTCCATTCTGTTATAAGACCGCTAGAAACTGTTTGACTACTATCTGCTATAACACCACTGTTATATAAGGTTGTTACTTCACTTGAAGAAAGCACCTTATTGTATATCTTAATTTCATCATAGTCTAGGGTAGCATTACCCGCACTGTTTGTAACGTGTAGGTTTTCCCCTATACGCCCCTTAGTAGCATTAATCCCTGTTCTTGTTCCGTTATTAGCATTTGACTGAGTAGTGCATTCCGTAGCGTTCCAGTACAGTTTAAATGCGTTAGAGGCATTTGTTTGTGAGGCATCGTAAGTCATTGTAATCATACAGAATCCATCGCTATTCACATTGCCTCGTGCCGTGCTTTTCCATTTTGCACTGCTATTAATTCCCGTTGCGGAGTTATTGTCGTGCAATGGAAACTGCCTATCAAAGTTGGTGCTATTAGTTCTGACTCTACAAACAAGCCTATTTAGACTTTGGCTATAGGTAAGGAATATACGATTGTTACCATTTGAATTTGTGTTACCAAAGTTAAAAAGTAATTGGTTCTGCAAACTACCCGTGTGGCGTACCCACATACTAAAGCTCAAGTCTTGTGTAGTATTTATGCTAAACGGAGATGTTCCTGTAGTACAGTTTATGTAATCGCTTGTACCATCGTTTTGATAATACTTTGTGTTTGAGTACGCTGCCGATGCACTATGGTCATAGCTGTAAAACTCGCTCATAGCGTGAGGAGGGTTACCATCTGGTCTATCTGCCGCTGCATTATTAGTGTTTATTGTGCCAAACCCACCACCCGATAACCCCCTAAGGTTAAGGTCTGGTTCGCCACCAGCACCAAGTTCGGTAGCTATCTCCGATATTTTTATTTGGCCACTGCTTTGTAATGCCATTATGAGAATATATTTGAGTATGCAATAACGTCTCCTTTAACGTGCAAATCACCATCCGACTCTAAACGAGCTACAAATTCACCACCTGTATAAAAATCTATACGTCCATTCGTGGGATCAAACTGTATGTAGTTGTTGGAGTCTTTACCAACGTGAGTAATGCCATCTCTTAAATCAGCCTCAACACTAAATGTAGTACCTGTTAAATCAAGACCGCCACCCGCTGAGTATGTTGTGTTCGTGTTAGTTGTGTAAGAAGGTGTTGCCCATGTAGCAGTACCACTTGCTGAATACTTTAGGAACTGCCCAGCAGCACCGCCACTTGGTATGTGTCTGTTACCAGCTGTGGTAGGGTGAGTATATACCGTATCTGTATCGGTTGCTGATATCTCTCCGTCAGTAGTAATTGTTATATTAGCTCCAGCACTTAGCATACCTACAACTTCCTCTTGACTTAATTGAGTGTTGCTATAATTACCAGAGTGGATATTAGTAGTTCCTTGGTCGGCAGTCCAATCTATAATAGCGTTACCACTTGGTATTGTTGGCGTACCCGTTAGTGAACTATAAGCTCCATCAAACAACGAGGTATTACCAGCCATAGCTGTAGTTGATGTTGTACCAATAGCAAGTGGCGTTAAGTTACCGCTAAAA